CGTAGAACCCCTTCATGCCCTCACCGCCCATGTCTAGGTCATTACCTTCAAGGTAGTGGTGGCCCATCTGTTTGGGTGCCTGCATCAACTTCTCAGCGGCTTCCTTGCCGATCAGCGCCTTGACGCGCTCGGGCGTGGCGTCCTTCTCGTTGGTGATCGTCTCGCGGTTGGGCTTGAACGCTTGAAAGTGCTGCGTCTCCGGGTTGTACGACACCGAGCCGACTTGCTTGCTCAGGCCAAAGCGCTTGGCCTGCTCCGCGCCGGGTGTGACGGCGATCTGGTCGTAGCCGTTCTCAGCGGCGTGTTGGATCATGGCCTTGAGCGCCAGCTCGTGCCAGTCCTTGGCGTGGGGGCCGTGCGGCACGCCTTCATCCCTGATCTGCTCCAGCTTGTCGAGTTTCTCGGTCGCGGCTTGGTGATCGTCCACCATGCGCCCGTACTCGCCGTACACCATGCCGCTGGAGTCCTCGTCGGCATCCTTGAGGTAACGGTCCATCATCTTCTTTTCGGCCTTGGCCGCTTTGATCTGGGCGTTCAGGTCCTTGGGCAGGTAGCCGTGCTCGCGCCCTTGCTGGTGCCAGTCGGATTGAATCTCCTCAAGGTGCAGAATCTTCTTGCCCTCGGGGCTCATGCGGTCCTTGACGCGCACGCTGGCCAAGATGTTGGGCATACCGCCGAAGTGCGCCGGGTTGCCCCCAAAAGAGTCATCCGGCATCTCGCGGAGCGCTGCCAATTCCTTTTGGATTGCCCGGATTTTTTCGGGCATAAGCATGGGCGCTTGCAACTGATTGCTCAGTTCTTTTATTTTTTCCTGAGTTTGGTTGGGTGTGTGCAGCAGAATCTCGCGGTAGTTCTCGCCGCCGGGCAGGGTGTACTGTCCGTGGTGCGTCTGGCCCTCGCCCAGCTCGCGCATCTTGAGCGGGAACTTGTTGGCCTGCGCCTTGAGCTTCTCCATGAACTCGGCCCGCTGCATCTGGGGCAGGGCCATGAGCGCCTGCAGGTCGCGGTCCTCGGCCTCGGCTGGCTTGTAGCCGGGCTTCTTGGCCAGCTCGGTCATGTACTCCGCACCAGTGCCCTTGGGGCGGGTGACCTGCTCCATGAGCTTGTTGATGGGTGAGTACAAGCCGCTCATAGTGGGCGCTCCGTGATTCGCACGTAGTCCTTGACCGTGCCGCCTGCTGCCAACTTGTCAAGGATTGCGGACTCGGGGATGCGCATTTCATGCACTTCCCCTTTGTGCTCCCTGCGGACGTCGTAGCCGGGCTCGTAGGGTGTGCGCTTGGTCTTGCCGGTTGCCGGGTCCTTGATGGGCTTGCCCATTCCCTGCCCAATCTTAGAGTCTTCGCGCATGGGAGAATTACCCATTAGCGCCTTGCGGATCACTTTGAACGGCGGCAGGTTGTTCTTGGCGCTGTGGGCGGTAAACACGGTATGCCCTACGTCGTACTTGAAGGGCATGGACTCGATCATGTCCTGCATGTCGGCAGCGCCCTTGTTCACGCGGTCGCCCAGCGACTGGTAGCTGTCTTGCAGGGTCATCATGTTGCGCGTGTTCGTGACGGGTGCCTTCATGCCCGCCGACGTGGCCGCGCTTGCGATGGCCCTGCGCATTGCCTCGATGCTGCCGCCCTTGGCCATCTTGGGCGGGGCCATGCCGGGTGGTGGCGTGGCGCGCATGGCCGACATCGCCTGACCCTGTGGGGTCATTTGCAGGATGTTGCTGCGCGGGGCACCGGGTGGTTGTCCCTGTGGGGGCGCTGGTGGCTGGCCGGGGGCTCCGGGCAGCAGACCGCCTTGGGGGCCTGCCTGCGGCGGTTGGCCGGGCTGGCCGGGCAGCATCTGCTGGCCTTGTGCCTCGGGCTGGAAGTCCACGCCGCCCACGGGCAGGCCCGGTCCACCAGACGGCGCCACGTAGTGCTTGATCTTCATGTTGGGCGCCTCGTTGGCGCCCACGTCCTTGAGGCTGCTTATGCCGCGCAGCATGATGTGCGCCATCATTTCGTCTTGGCTAGGCTCGGCCTTGACCGTGCCGCCTTCGGCCATGCGCCGTTGCACGGGCTTCTGGACAGCCTTGTGCTGGCCCGCCATGGCGCGGATGTGCTTGGCACCTGCCAAGTATGGCCGGTGGCCAATCTCGTCAATTTCCTCAAGGTCGTGCCGGTGAGCAAGACGGTGCTGGGCCGCAAAGCTCTGCTCGGGGAACGCCATGTGCCCGTCGAACTCCTCGTTGCTGTCGCTCACCGACCCACCGGTTGCCAAACGCTTGACAATCTTGATGGGCTGGGGTGTCACGTACTCCTTGCCCTTGCCAGCGATCTGCTCCTGCGGCGTGTCGATCTGATACTCGCCGTTGTTCTTCAGGGCGTGCTCGACGTGGTGCTCGCCCACGTGGTGGGTGAACGATGTCTGGTGGCCGACGTTGCTGGTGGACTCGGTGGGCGTGGTCATTACGATGGCGCCCGCCACCTTGCCATTCTTGGTCTTGAATCGATTCTTGGGCAGGAACTCGTCGTCCTTGAACCGAGAGTCGGTCGGAATCATGTGCGGCGTGCCGTCGTCGTTCTTGCCTACTTGCACCAGTCGCGGGTGCAGGATGTGCTGCTTCTGGTAGTCGAACCGCAGACCGCCATGCGTCTCGTGGCCGTAGTGCGCCTTGTCCGGTGTCGTTGGCTTGCCGCCGGGTCCGAAGTGGCCTTCCGGTCCCTCATCGCGCTCGTCCTTGCCCAGCTCGTGCGCCTCGCGCCCGGTGGACCAGTATTTGGCGTGTGTGATGGCGCCTTGCATCTTCTTGTCAAACGGCGAATGCCGCTTGACGTCGGTCACCATGTAGGAGTTTTTGGGCGGCGTCTTGTCCCCCTCGTCGTTGACAAAGTCCTTGCCGCTGGCGGCGGCGGCGTCAATGGTGCGGCTGACGCGTTGCTTGTCCCGGTCGATGTTTTCTTGGATCGACGCGCCCTTCTTGACCTTGGGGCCGATGTTGGAGTGCGTGACGTAATACCCGTTGGTCGGGTCGTGCATCTCGTTGGTCTTGCCGTAGGAGTTGGCGGTGATGGGTGGCTTGTCCTCTGCCGCGCGCTGCCGGTTCAGGTGCTTGATCACGTGGCGCGATGACACGTCCGTCTCGTCCACCACGTTGGGCCGGAACAGCAGGCGTTTGTTGCCCTTGTCCGCCAGCCGCGCAGCATTGCGCAGGGAGCCGGTGTGGGCCAGTATCCAATCCTGCGTCATGGCCGGGTCGTGTTTAGCCTGCTCGTGGCTTGCGCGGCGCACGGCGGCTGCCGGGTACTGGGCCTCGGCATTGGGCGCGAAGCAGGTGCCCTTCATGGTGTCCACCACGCCATTCTCGTGGCCGCCACCGCAACCAGCGGTCTGGCCGGGGCAGGTGTTGATGACGTGGTACTTCTGATCCTTGCCTGCACCGGATGAGTACAGCGCGTGGCCTGCGACGCCCTTGGACGCGAAGCCGATGTACGTGCGCCCCTTCTCGTCGTGCTCATGGTTGACGGTGTCGAGCTTCTCGCTCTTGTCCAGCGTGTTGGCCGTCGCCCCGATGTGCTTGGCCGCGCGCAGCCGCTCCAGCGCCGCGTCTTCGGCGGCCATCTGTTCGTGCAAAGGTTTCTGGAAATGATCGTCCAGCGTGTTCTTGTGGATACGCCCCGCTTGCCCGATGTTCAGCGGGGGGCGGTTCTCGGAGCCGTAGACTTCCGCACGCGCCTTGTTGATGTCGAGCATGCCGGGCACGCCGGTCATCGTGCCGGACTTGCCGAGCTTGCGGCTGCCTTCGAGCATGTGCCGGGGGACTTTGATGGCTGTCACGCCGCCGGGGCCGGTGGCGTTTACCTGTATGCGGGTTGTGCTGCCGGAGTCTTCCTTCTTGGCAAGCTCCTGCTTCATCTGGTCTACGGTTGGTTCCATGCTGTTTCCCGGTGATTTGGGCCGATTTTATACCGCGTAGGGATTTTCCCTCTTGTGCGGGCTGGCGTCGGCGTAGTCCTCCTCGTCCACCCATTCCCGTGGGAAGTCGATGGTCAGCCAGCCAGCGTCGCGCAAGTATCGCAGGGCTTGGCTCATGGCGTCAACAAAGTCGTCGTGCTCGCTGCCCTCGGGGAAGCTGCATATCTGGCTGACCATGCCCTCGGCCCAGTCCCGCACGAACCCCTTACGGTTGCTGGACTCGGGTATCCACAGCCGCCCGGCCTTGATGATGTTGGCCACGATGCTCAGGCGCTGGACCTTGTCGGCCTTGCCGGGGTTGTACGGGATCACGGGCACGCCCGCCCTGCGCAGGTCTTGGATCAGGCTGATGCCTGCGCTCTTGTCCTCCACCAGCAGCAGGTCCACGCGCTTCTTGTTCTTGCCCTCGCCGTAGACGACCTCGTACTCGTCGAGCACCTTGGGCCGCAGGTCGGGGTACTGCAGGTGCTCCTGCCAGCAGTCGATCACCATCGCGCACATGCCGCCGTCCTCGGGCTTGAACACGCCCAGCGTGATGTGCGCCGTCGGGTCGTTGATGGTCTTCTCGCTGGTGGCGCAGTCCAGTGACTGCAGC